AGAATCCATCTAAATAACATACATCAATTGGATTATCAGGGAAACTTTCATCAGTAATCAGCGTAAAGAGCTGCGTATTAGTATCCCAAATCCAACCTAATACGCCATCAACAAATATTACCTGAAAAGTATTTGCGTCCACTCCGACATAACCCGTAGTAGTCGTGACATTACCACCTGAATCTTTAAGCTCTCCAATTAATGATGTTGATAGCGCATCTGTAGAGCCCGTTACTCTAAATACAGAGCTTCCATACACTAAGAATATCGCATTATCAAATACAAAAGAGGCGCGAGAACCTCCGGTTTCTACTCCGAAATCAAGTTCTGCATCGACAAGTCCGGCTGTTGGAAGCAGAACCTTAGGTTTCTTGCCATGCTCATCTATATACTCGAATAGATTGACGGAACGCTCGGCATTAATGCTGCTTACACGCTGATTGTCATAACTGCCTATGAGGTCATAGTCTTGAAGAGTCATCTTAATAAGCCAAAATGTTTTGCCAATAGAATGGCTCGGCACGACTTAATATTGCAGAAGGCCTGATAGTTACATCAGTTTCTGTGGCATTCTTAAGAATATTATAGTAATCCTGATATTCTTCCTCAGCAGTAGGAGGCCAATTACCTGATGGGTAATATGCCAAGAACTTGCGAGAGAGCATGGATTTCATAAGTCCGTAGTAAAATGGAGGCAATTCCGTTAAATCTTCATTTGCAAAAAGTTGATTTAACATTTGTTTAACTTGCAAAATGCAAGGATATGGTTGGTCTGGTGCCGGATATAACGTCACCGTTGTTTGCAATTCTTGCTTATCTAAGAATATGAATCCTGGGCGTGTATTAAGTGGCGTTAAACGCGTTACTCCATAATATTGGGCTTTATTTATGATTTGAAGCGGATATATTATTCCTTGTCCGCTACTAGGGACTGTATAGTTCGCCATGCTCAAATCAACAATACGATTTGAGTTCACATCAGCAGGAATCATATCTGAGATGCTATATGATGCTTGGCCTGCAATCATGTCAAAATTAAGTGTTTTGAGATATGGAATATAAATGCTATCGGCTGCAAACATATCAATAATTTCATTGATGAGTTCTAGTCCTGACGAAAGCATAAAAGAATCTGGGGTTTCGCCTACACCTAATTCCCCGATTTTATATAAGGAATTTATGATAAGTTCATTGGTGCTTCTGGTTACTTGAGCCATGACAATTCCTTATGTCGAAAAAATGCGGGTTTATCGACACATCTTGGCGATATGTCGATGTCATCATTATTTCAATGGGAATGCATCATCCAAACCTTTGCAGAGCTTACGGCCAAAGTCTTGTGCACCTTCGCCATCATTGCTCATGTAAGCATCGAAATGCTTCATTTCAGCAGGAGCGCCCGGACGATTACCCATCTTGCCTTTCATCTTGGCTTGCTCGGCTTTAACAAATGCATTGTTACTTTGCACCATTTTGTTATCTTTCATGATTATTTCCTTTTCTGTTTAACCTTAACGGGCGTAGATTCTTTTTTGATATCTTCTTCTACGCGCTTCCGATAACTTTTAGCTTTATTCGGGCAATCAAACCAGATGCCCGATGCTTTCATTTTTTCGGCCTTATCTTCTTCGACATATCTGCATGGGTCGATTGGATGGTAAATACATGTAAGCATCGGCAAGTCCTTAAGAAAGCACGCGAACTGCATATTGTGGATGCCATTTAAAGCCACACAATAAATCGATACGCATATAGTTTTGATATCCTAGGATATCCCCTGTTTGTGTAACTGCAAGACTTAAGCCAGTTTCAGGATCAACGGCCACTGATGCAAAAGGTACTTGAAGTTTATACAAAGGAGGGCAAACGATATCAAGGCCACGAGAAGGATAAGCCACGTTAACGTTATGACTTCCGACCATAGTAACTGCCGCATCATCTGGAATAGCATTCGTGACGTTACGGTTAGGATTCAATGTGTCAGAAATAATAGCAGGTGCCACAGATACAGTAACCGCACCACCACCACTAGAGTTGGCATTGGCAGTTACTACAAACTGCATATCTTGACCAGTAGATGCACGTCCTACCGGGTTAACAGACTGCACACCTGCGATTGATATAACATCGCCCACTCTGAAATAATCAGTAATGCTGATAGTCGCGCCATCCATGACAATTGTATTGCCAGAAGATACGGCACCATTAACCAGTAATGCATCTGCGGAATATAGTGTGGGACCATCCCCTGCAACGTGACGTGCAATATTCTGAGACTGGAAAATGTCAAAGTATGACAAATGGCCAATTGCAGAAGAACGTACGATGTCTTCGTTAAACACAGGAGTGAAGTTGTTAAGCAACGCGCCTTTTAAGCTGGAGCCATCACGAACTGTCATTGCCATATAGGCATCAGATGCGATGTTTACACCTTGCTCAAGCAATTTAGCACCAGCTGTATCAACAGTTGTGAAAGAGTTGATTGCAACACCGGCGGTTCCTGTGAAGAAATTTAATTCTTGCTCAGCGGCACTTGCGATGTCTTTTTCCATTTGGGTTATTACTTCCTGAATAGCAGGGGCAATAAACAATCTGGAAAAGTCTTCGATTCGCAGGGATAAATCTTGAATAGTGTAAGCCATCAATGCGTGATGTTGATGCGCAATTACGATACTTTCAACTGTTTCAATGATGGATTGTGGGGTTGCAACTGAACCGTCACCAACAATAAAATGGTTTTGTCGTCTAACTTGTAATGTGTCGCCTATCTTATAGCCGGATGATACGAAATCATCTTGGTAAATACGACTTGCAGTCATTACAAAGGGTGCGTTGTTCGCAAACATTGCAAGAGCAGTATTACTGACTAAGTCAGTAGTAATAAATTGATTTGTAGCCATTGGCTAGGTCTCCATTAAATCCGTTTAATGGGCACCTGGCCGTGTCTTAAGTTTCAGCAAGTTTCATCCTTGAAACCTATAGTCACTTCCATGTGCCAGCTTTCATCCGTCGTCTAATTTCAGAAGGCGGAGTTTTTCCCGTAACAGCATTTGAAGAGTGAGCCGGATTTGCGCGTACTGAGCCTAAAGGATTAGCTTTAGCGGGACTTGGCGTTTTACCGTTTTGTCCGCCCATTAGCGAAAATGACAACTTGTTTACTTCACGTGCTTGATCTAGCGGATGGAGTTTAGATATACGTTCGAGTTCAGATTTGTTCTTACCGAGCTTGTAGGCCACTTCTGCCGGATTTTCAACGAGTAATAGCGCATCCCGCACATGTGGTGTAAACGGGATGTCATCCCCTCTAACCACGTCGTCAAAATCATCATACTTTTCAGATGCTCTATCAAATTCATCATTCAAGCGTTGATACTGCTTGTGTACATGCATTTGACGTTCAGCATCTTTAGCTTGCCGCTCTTCGTGTTCCTTCGCTCCAAGGGCAAACCGTACGGCTTTCTGTATTCTTTCTTCTTCACTCATTGGTGGCGCGCTAGGCTGCCCGGGTGAAGAATATGGAGGCTCTTGATACATCGATGTCTGAGGATTGGCAGAATCGCTTCCTTGCGATTGCATTTGCGATATACGGTCATGAAGCTGCCGCATTTCTCGCGCGTGCTTTTTGGCTTGACCATGTAAACGCCTTCGCATTCCATCTGTCATGCCATCATCTTGGGATTCCATTCCCTGTGAGTCATCAGAAATTCCCTGTTCCTCGGCATCCCCTACACCCACACCACCATTCTCGACATCTTCATCATCACCACTTACCTGCTCGGCTAAAGCATTTTCATCTTCATTCATAATATCCACTGCTCCATGCTGACATTTTCATGTCCTAGGCGTTACGGTTAGCCTGAAACCCTGAGAGAATCCTTCCCTCGAACCTATATTCTACCTTTAAATCTATTTAATTGTTACCCCATATGTACGACTTGTGAACAATATCAGTCCTTATTTGATTCTTTTTTGTTCGGGTTGGCATGTTTATGTAAATCCGCTAATACTCGTGCCAAGTCACCTGCAAACTTAGACTCATGCTTCTCTCTATCCAGTCCATGAGTAAGGCGAGTCTTCTCAATATTCGATTGGTGATTGTAGATATCCAATTTACTATCAAGTTCAATCTTTTGTGCTTTCAGGAGCAATTCGGCCTTATCAAGCTCATGCTGTTGGCGTTCAAGTTCAAGTTTTTCTTGCTTGTTCTTAATGTCTGCCATTTTGCTTTCCATTTCCATTTTCATCATGACTTCTTGTGGATTTGGTTGTTGCGGGGGCGGTTCTTTGCCTTCTTCCTTAGCTAGCACATCAGGAGGAACAAGAGTTTTAAAGCGTTCAGCAATTTGTGGCATAAACTGCACATCTAAATTCTTAGCCCAGAGGTCTGCAATTAATGGGAATACAGTGGGATTAGCCGCTAATGTTTGCTGCATAAACTCAAGGGCGATGTCTTTTTGTACAGCGAACGATGGACCCGTATCGATTTCAATATCGTAATTACCAGCATCAAGTTCATTATCACGAACAGGCTTGCCATTCTCTTCTTTGTTGGTCATCTTATTCAGCACAATAGATTCAGTTCTTCCATCAGCTTTCGATACCACCATATGACGCTCTCTATCTCCAGCAATGACAGGCAGTAAATCAAGTACAACGCGTCCACCCTGTTCAATAGCTTGATTCAAGTTATCAAAGTACACGTAAGCTGACATTGAGCCTTCCATCTTGCGCTCACGCCGTGCTTTACCTGATATGTCACGGCCTTGAAGCGCCTCGGTTTCAGAAAAGCCTAATATCTCGCGTATATCCTGACAGCCTCGTTGATATTGCAAAAGAAGCGATTGCGATAGTTCCCATGGCGGCATCTTCTGCGGCATCGCACCTGTTTTTGGGTCAGGTTTTGCAATCAAAATACCAGCTTGTAGCTCGGGATTGCGCCACATCTGTTCGTTACCCTGAATGTTATCTGGAGTTCCAATCCATTGTTCACGTCGACGGTTTTTAATCTCTGCCGCGACTTCGGAGCCTACATAGTTCACAAATTTTTGTGCGTCTTTGGCTTCATGGATGAAGGAACGCGTGTATTGTTGGCCATTGATGAAATTGGAATCACCATCTACGAATATAATGGGCAGATACTTTGATGGCCAGTCGGTAAATTCAATCACCTGATTCTGGCATAGGATGTATTGGCGAATGTTATAATCCTTGCTCATTCGTTCGCCCACAATCTCGGGTATTTCTTTGCGTATGATGTCGCCTACTACTTCGGATGAGTCCGCAAGTTCTCGTTGCATCTCGATATCTTCCTGCATATCTTCCCAATCATCCTCAGTGACACTGTGTCCATCGGATAAGAGATAAAGTTTCACGGGATACCATTCTTTGCGTGTGTATTTGCAAACAACTATCGTGTCGCGTGTTTCCCATTGGAAGTCTAATAGTGAGCGCGGGTCGGAATAGCTAACAGGATTCATGACATTAGGATATGTAGCGTAGAATTCTTCTTTTGTATAAACATATTGGCGTGCGCAAAAGTTCCCGTCACCCTTGTGTGGCTTCATGGCCATTGGATCGAACGATGTGCGCGTTACATCAGGAATAAGCTCATATTTGATAACTTGATTGAATGATGTGGGATTCTCGTATTCTAAAACTATCTCAAAAGCCCCATAGCCCATCATTAGAGCTTGCCTAAATGCCGTCTGGTATACAAGGTCGTTTTGTGATTGATAAGATATTGTGCGTACTAAATCGGCTCTTAAATCTATTTGTTGTTCAGATGCTTTGCCTGTGAGAGAACGCACTATTAAATCGGGCTTATTTT